CTCTAGCCAACCATCCTTGTGGCACTCTAGGAAACTCTTAAGAATACCAGCACGGTGAGTAAGAACTGTAAGGCCATCAAGAAGGTCAACAGCTTTGTCAACCTCTGCAAGCTCTTTGACACTTGAGCATAACTCTCCATTCTTTCTAACTTGTTCGATTTGTCGTTCATCACCTGTCGCCTTATCTCTAGTAAACTTATATGTCCGTGGTTTCCAACCTAACGAATAGAGCCAGTCTTTTACCTGATCGTTAGAGTTAGGGTTCCCACGCTCTTTGCCTGTTACCACGACCAAACTCTGAGTGGTCTCAGGCATCTTCTGCTCTTTGCACAAGTCAACCCACCGTTCACCATGTGATGACAGGGAGCCATCTTTCTTGTGCATCACCTTTGGTTTGTGACGAGTAGCAGCTAAAACACGCTTAGGCATAGCATCAGCCAGTTGCTCAACCTTCTCTACCTTAAGTGCCATGATCTCATCATAGGCTGCTTGGGCTTTACCTACGTCTAATTTCCACCGCAGGGTCTCTTGCTCTTTAGCGCAGTCTAGCTTGAATGTAAGGTAGTCGATCAGACGATCCTTATCTGCCTCCGCATCTTTGTACAGTTTGTCCAGCTTCATGCTTAAGTCACGCCACAAACGATTGTTGATCTTAACGTCCTCGTCGCACCTGTGAGCGTACTCTTGTGGTGTTAGGGTGTTCCAGTCCTTAATAACTGGTTTGGGTACTCCATAGTCCTCTCCGTAGCCCTCAAGCCCATGCTTCATACGGTCATGGTGTAGATACCAAGATAACGCTAGAGTGTCGATCAAACGAGCCTTTACCTCAATGCCTAACACCTTTTCTATCGCTGGGATATCAAAGCGTATGATGTTGTGGCCTACCAGAGTTTCACTGTTGAGTAATACATAGCGCATCTCATCGTAGTCATGGGTATGCTTAACTTCACCCATGTCATTAGACCAAGACATGACATGAATCTTGGTCAACTCATCTAATAGACCATCTGTTTCAATGTCGAATACTGTTGTCATATTTTACATTACCTCTGTAAGTGTGAAGGTGTCAGTGTTAAACCGCATCATCCCTGCGTTACCTTCTTCTGAACAGGGTCGGTTCTTCTCAATAGACAGGTACGTTGTGTTGCGCTCCTGTATATCATCAGCTTCTTTGTCACGCTTGAGATCAATGATAACTGATGCACGTTGTCCGATCATACGACAGTATTTCATCTGACCGTCATCGTTAGTGTGGGCGATAGTTACGATACCCACGTTCAACTCAGCAGACAGCTTCGATAGTCGCACCGATAGATCAGCCAGCATTTGCTCTTTGCTCTCGTCAGATGAACCCACGAGTACATCTTGAATAGGCTCAAAGAAAACAAACTTAACACCACAAGCTACAGCGAAGTAACGTATCTGGTCGATCAGATCGTCAGCACCTTGACCATCACTAAGGTAAAACTGATAGAAGTTCTCGTCCTTCGTCAGCTTACCGATAGCATCAATCACCTGATCCTCTGCGCCCTTCTCGTCAATTAAATCCCTGCGTGTCAGATTGTCATTACATTCGTATGACACAAGACCTAACAGTGATCGTAGCTTAGTTTCCTCCAAGTGCCATGCAGCAATAGGAACCTCACGTTGTAGCATATTGTACTCAAGGAACCGCATGATCTCCGTCTTGCCGATACCCGTGGGCGCTTTGATTACCGTGAAGTGACCCTGCATGAGACCCATGATCTTATCGTCTAACGCTTGGATACCTGTTGGTACATACTGGAACTCAGGGGTGTCCTTGTACAACGACAAGAAGTCCTGTGTGCTGTTCATTACATTCTCAGGTGTGAACTTACGGGCGTTCCACCATGCACTCTTGAAGTCAGCGGCCTTACCTGCCTGTAGAAACTCATTGGCATCTTTGTATGGTCGATGGTCAACACGGTAGACCTTGTTAGGGAACAGCTTTGCTACACGGTCAGCAAGAGCATTACCAGCGTCATCGTTGTCAACCGACAGGATGATCTTCTCGAAACTATTAAGCCAATCCGCACAGTTCTCCCAGAGCTTCTTAGAGGGTGTAGCAGAGGGTAACGAAACAACTGGGTTGGTGTAACCACTCTTGAGTATTTGTGCCACTGAGAGAGCATCTAGTTCGCCCTCAGTGATAGTTACCATCTTGGAGCTACCTGCGGTAAAGAAGTTCATACCGAAGAGTTCATCGCCCTTGAAACCTGCTTTAGCGTAGAACCCCTTCTCGCCTAGCTTACGGACTTTAATTCCGCCGCTGGGGTACACATACTCCTGACGATCTTCGTAGGTTAGGACACCGAAGTCCTCCATCGTCTTGCTGTTGATGCCACGCATGTTAGCGTATTTTCCATCGGACGTATCTTCTGGTGTAAACGACACAACAGCTTTTGGTGTAAACGACAAATTATCCCCTCCTTTTGTTGGGTACTTTTCTTTAGCCCACCCGAATGTTTTTCCACTGGACGGGTAGCCTTGGTTGCAAGCGTGACACTTGCCGAAGCCCTCAGTGTTATAACTGAAGGCATCGGAGGAGCCACACGTTTCATATGGACAGGGTTGGTGTGCATGTTCAGCCATGTGGCTCTCTCCTTGGGTTTAAAGGGGAAGTTCTGGTTGATCTTCATCATCAGGGCCGGAGAAGGTTTCAAGCCAAGATGTGTAGTATTCAACTTCTTCTTCAGTCATACCTTTGGCAAACTCTGCCCACTTTTTCATCAACCACTTTTCGCCTTTGCTTTGAGACTCAAAAAGGTAACGTGCGAGGCGCTGCTCACTTTCAGCTAGTTGAAGTTTCTTTAGGATAACCTTAGTTAAAGAGCCTTTGTCACACATGGCTAAGAGGACAGCAGGGATTTGATTACGGTAAGTATCTTGATAAGGTCGCATAAGATCGTCGTTAAACCGGAAAGACAGTTCCACACGTTCTTTAGCTTCTTTTTGACAACGGTAGCTTGAGCCAGAGCGACGAGCCTGTTGCAACTTCTCCTTGAACTCTACGATACCATTATTCTCAGAGCTTGTCTCAAATGTCTGGAATAGTTTTTTTTGTGCTGCGGTTTTCATTAGAATCTCTCCATTGTTTTTTGAATACTTACTACGTTGGTCTCGATCACATCTAGGGTGGGAAGTGATCTTTGTATGACACTAAGTGTCCGTTTGAGGTTATCCTCTATATAATCTTCGATCTCAGATTCTGTAAGTTGTTCTACAGATTGGCTCCTGATCTCGTGGAATATAGCAGAGGCAAGTTCTTTTTCTCCTACGCCCCTACCTTGAGTTTTCTCAAACATAAGCATATTGGTAACGACACCAATAAGACTGCTTGCGATCATAGTCGCATTGGCGATAATTGTAGTAGTGTCTGGGTTTTCTGTGTTTACGCCTCCTTTATCTTTGGGCGGTGCATTGGGATTACCAGTATTACTACCAGAGTTGCCAGAGCCACTGTTAGTATTTCCACTGCCACTACCCACACCATTTCCATTGGTGGGTACTTTGTCTTTCTTTTGCTCCTCCTTGTACTTAGCGTATAAGCCACGGGTTGTCCGAACACGAGGGTGTTTGTCTAGCATATCCTGATGTTGTTCAGGAAACTCTGCTGCCCAGATGATAGCTGTCTGGTCGTCTTTGCTAACGTGCTCTCTCAAGTTTGGGAAGTTGCGATTGCACCATTTGCCAAACTCACGGTCTCCTTTATTAGTACCACGACCCTCAAGTAATTGTCTCCCAAGAACCAGAAGGATTGTCTCACGTTCCTCTTCCTGATTGTCCACGAGAACTTGTAAGGCTTCTCCGTGTTCGTCATCCAGTTTAACAAGACTATCAAGCGTAGATTTAATACGACCAATAATCAATGCTGCACTATTATGTCCCAGACCTGACGCATCAAAATCTTCAGTGTGCTCCCTAACTTTCTCATTAAGGTGATCGTAGTAGTCATCATCGTCCATACTTACGTTCCTTTCTTATGTTATAACTAATAGTAGAAGTAACTAAAGTCATAACTTATGTAAACCCTACACTTACCTATAGGGATACTTTTCTAATTCTTAGACATCACGAATTGTTACAGAACTGACTTTCGTAACTTAGTTAAGGCAGTGTCCTCCCTTCGTGACACCCACTTCTGGTGTTTGTCTAACATATCCGCCACCTCATGTTGTGTCATGTCGCTGTAATAACGTAACTTAAGAACACTCCATTCTTCTGCCGTTAATTCTTCTATCGCCACATTTATGACATATCTTACAAACTCCTTATTCTCATACCTTTCAGTATGATCTTTCTCTGAGCCATTGTGTTCATCACTGTATTGACCAGAGTTAGACGACAAAACAGACTTTAGCCACTTATGACCAACCTCAGACATATTACCCACCTCACTGTCGTCTATGTCGTGTGTGAGCCTACGGGAAATATTGTGCGCTGGTACTGTAACAGGTAGCACATCAAGGTTAAGGTAATCGTGCATACGCCTCTTAGCCTCCCTGTAGAGGTGCGCTGGATGTACCTTATCATCGTCAGCCAATATCTCGTAACACTTTAATACACCCTCTTGTACCATGTCATCACGGTGTGAGGGAGAGTTAAACCTGTTGGCTAACTTCTCGCACATACCTACGATCTCAGGCCCAGTTAAGCTCATACTCTACCTCCAAGTTTTCTAACTCTCGTTGTCTCTTTCGGATCAGATACACAGCTTCCTCGACTGTGACATCCTCAGACTTATCCAAAGCCTTTATGATTTTCTTTAGCTCTTCTCTAGTCATAGCTTATCCTTACCCTCCAGTTGATTGATACGCATCTCAGCATAACGTATGACCTTCTCAAGGTCTGTGATCTCACACTGAGCCTTACTCATACCCTCGTAGGGCTTGTATCCCGCACGACTGGCATACTTAATGATATTCCCACGCCAGAACTCAAAGCCATTCTGCATGATATATGTGATAGGTTCGATCTTCCACCGTGCATAATGCTTGGGTTCATTCACGATGTCTGCTGTATGTTCTGCCATTACGTTCTCCTTAAAGTTCTCTTGTTCTGCTATCAACTTTCGCCACTCACTGTTTATCACGGAATACCTCCTCATACTTAAAGAACAACTGCTCAAACTTCCACTCGTATAGCTGTTGCATACCCATCAAGGTGTTCATCATTTCATCGTGCGTAGGCTCACGTTCACCGTCACCTATCTGCTTGAACACTGTCTCAAGGTCATTACATACACGCCAACAGTCCAGTATCATTGGCTCTAAGTCATATAGTTTAGCCA